ACATCGCTTTATTTTTAAGGATCTGAACGGTGTCGTTATATCCATTAAACTGTGAAATGTACATAGGGTATTGCTGTCTCATTTGACGAACAAACTCTTTTTTAGACAGAGAACCTTCGTTCACTGATCTATATTTTTCTGTTGCTGTTACTGCTCTCATATCTTATAAGTAATCAAATCCTTTTGTATGTGATGGCCTTTTTGGTCTTTCTTGTTTCTTCCAGCCAAGCTTAGTTAATGTTTTCTTTGCTTTAGTACCTTTACCAAATGCTTTTGGTGTAGCATACTGAGCTCCGTCTCCGGGAGTAAATGATGCACCACCTGTGCTGGTTGCGTTTGCTTCATCTAGTTCCTTTAATACTTCTCTAACTAATGAGGTAAGTTCTGATTTTTTCATTACAGAGCTTTTAACTCATTTACTAAATCGTAATACTGCATTAAGTTTACTAAGTGACTATCTTTAATTTTATCTTTATTACTTAAAGGTATAATAGATTTAGATACTTCAGTTAGTTTTATTTTTACTACATCGTCATTTACTTTAGATGATAACTTTCTAACTGCGGATGCAATTTTATTCATTTCTTCATTAACTAAAGTTCTCAAGCGTGATTGTGAGTTGACAGATGTAATAAATTCTTTTAATATATTTTTTTGTTCTGGAAGTAAGTTTCTATACTTATCGTTAAACTTTTCTAATAGGAATTTAAACGTTAATAGTTTAAGGTCTTTATCGTATTTAGAATATTCTTCAATTAATGTATCCTTTACTTCTTCCTCGTTTTGAGGTGCAGAGGTCAGATGCTCTAATATTGTAGTTTTATTATCTATTAGAACCTTAGGGTTGATTAAATTATCATTATTCTGAGCTTCTAATAAACAGTATAGCGCAGCTAGAGGTTTATAGTCTCTAACTTGCATACCAAAAAATTCTTCAATATTATACTTATTCTTTATTTCAGAAATAAGTTCATACTTTTGAACCTTTAGTGTTTTTAAATCTAGTTTTCTAGACACCTCAGTAATAGTTGAAACTATTGCTTCAGCTCTAGATTGTGATACGTTCTTATTTTTAACTATAAATTCATATAGTTTGTATTCCTTAGCTAGTGAAGATTTATTGGCATAGAAATTTTTTATAATTCCTACTGCAGGAGAATCACTACCGTTAAGAGTGTCTACAGCTATTTGCTTCACAAGCAATTCAAAAATAAGACCTGTATTACGAAATTTTGAATGTTTTATTTTCATTATACACGTTTGCTATATATAAATATGCTTTAGTTACCTAAATCTTTAATGTTCTCTTCTTTAAGGAGATCTGATTCAATTTTAACTTCTTTAGTAAAGACAATATTCTTTAATGCCTCTTTGTTTTTATGGTAAACCGCTTGAGTAGTAAGGTTTTCCATTACGTTATCATTGTCTGATGGAAACCCTCCATGCATTCCATGAGTACCTAGCGGATCTCTTCCCCCTATTGGGTTATCGGTAGTACCGTATACGGATGCTTTTTCTTTAGGTCTTCCTCCTTCTGGTCCAGGTTGACCCCATTCTGGTTCGGTTTCGGTTTCTGAATAGCCTTGTGGTACTTCTCCTGGTGAGCCTCCTTTTGGGGTAGATACTGATCGTCTACCGTACATAGAAGCTAAATCGTGTGGTGTACCGTAAGTCATTCCTGATTTTGCAGGATCATTACCTTCGTTTTCTATTTGTGCGATTCTAAAGCTAGATTTACTATCTTCTCTCACTAATGCTCTTTCTTCAAGATACTGATCTTCAGACATATCAAATATCTTCTCATATATGTAATCAGAAGAAAACATCTTACTATCTTTCATTTGAGCAGCTAAATCTACTTTCTCTTTAAGTAGAGCTATTTTCTCTTGTTCAAATATTATAGATGGTACAGTTAACTTAATTTCAAAATTTGTAAGAGATTCTCCTGTGAAACCTTGAGTATATAGATGTACCAAAGCTATTTTAGTTAGCTCTGATTCCATTATCTTTTGAATACGCTCTACTGTTCTGGCGAATCTTATATCTTCTGCGGCTAATGTAGCTTTACCTGATAGATCTCCTTCATAACCAAAGTAAGCTTTAGGTATTTTTAATGCTGCAAATAGTTTAGCTTGTAGGTATTGAACGTCTGTAACGCCATCATACTCTAATCCTTTAGTAGTCTCAATACGGGTAGAAGTGTCTCCTCCTCTTACAGGTAGGTAGAAATCTTCCATCATATTTTGGAGATTAAATCTTAAATTGTATTGACCATCATCTCCTACATAAGGAGTTTTTTTCATTTGATTGATGGTCTTTTGCATAAATTGTTCTACTTCATTAGGCGGTACATTACCGACATTGATATAGAACATTCTCTTTTCAGCTGATCTAGTAATACGGTGTATTAACATCGCATCTTCCATTAGAGTAGCTTGTTTAAATATTTTTCTAGCAGGCTCCAAATAAGATCTACCGTAAGGTAAGAAATTAGTATCTGATATAAGTCTAAAGTGAGCAATTTCGTAATTGTCAAATTCTATTACTCTAGATTCATTTTTCTTCTTAGGTAAGTAATTTGGACTCTGTGAGGAAGCTAGTCCATCTGGGTCTAACTTAAATGTAACTGCTGCAGGATTTGCAGGATCTAATCCCTCTTCTCTGATCATATGATATACAGTGTAAGGGAGCACATTATAAACTCCAAACTTCTCAGCTACTTCTAACTTTAAAAAGAAGTCACCGTATTTACACATATTTCTAGTCCATGACCATAAGTTAAATTCTATATTTAATACGTCATAGAATAAATTATAAAGAACTCTTTGTATATTTTCGTCTGATGATTTAATAGAAAGAATTTCATTCTGGTCATTCTTTACTGTTGCTTCATCAGCTATAATATCTAATGCAGATGCTATAATTGGATCTGTGTCCATAGCTTCATAATCAGAATAAAGTTGTATTCTTAAAGTCTGATAGTTTAGATTAGGGTTGTATATATTTTTATTATTGTATATATACAGTCTACTAAACCTATCAACTAGTGAATTAGTCTGGTATCTACCAGTGGTTTGAATCTGATTAGTATCGGCAACTTTAAGTTCATCTCCACCAACGTTTCTAATTATTACGTCTGATGCAAATAATCTTTTAAGTCTACCAAATAAGGAAGTATCCGCCATTCCGGTTGTTTTTAATTATAAATAGATCTATTTTAACAACCATCTGATGTCTTCTTCACCAGTGGCTGTCTTTATAAGATAAGGATTTTCTCTCTGACTACCAACATTTGACATGATAGCTTTGTTTTGAAGATTTAAATTAGTAAATGAAGATAATTGTGCTCTAGAAAGATCTAATCCTTGTTGTCTCATTCTTAATGCTGTATCTCTCACATACAGTGCAGTAGCAAAAGATATAATTAAATCATCGTTATATCTATCTTGAGCTTGTGCTTTACCGTTTTTCCATACAAATACTCTCATTTCAGACATAAGTCTTTTGGATTGTATTGTTACTGAATGGTCTCTTATATACTCTATCATCTTAGCTATTACCAAAGGTCTAGTTCTAGATGACATGGTAAAGCCGGGTACAAGCTTATCTCTTTCGAACTTATGCATGTAAGATTCTACTGATTCCATATTACTAGTAGAACTGTAATACATGTTTTTATACTCTCTTTCAAGTATCTGCTCTATAGTAGCCCATCCTATGTTAGCATTTTCACAGACTAATAGTGCATCATTATACTCTGATGCTATACCAACTAGCATATTACCAAATTCTTTTGGTGAAAGTTTACCTTTATATTCGGCTACCTGTACACATTGTTCGATATCAAATATGTGAAAGGCGGAGTAGTCAGTTGCATCACCTCTAGCGACATCTGCTACTACCATATACGATTTAGAATAGTCCGCACTTTCCCATATCCATAAATTTCCATCTGCTCCTCTTCTTTCTAAAGGGTCCCTTTGATAGGTTTCTTCATAGAAAGCCATATCTTCATTTTCAAATACCGTATCTCCAGAAGCTAAGAAGTCACAGTCACATTCCTGACCGGCCATTTTAGGGCCTAGATCTTGATCTTGTATATCTCTCCAACTTTGATTTCTTTCTGGGTGTACAGACCAAGGTAATCTTATAGGTAAAAAACTATTTTCACCGGATTCTGCTTTTTCCCATGTTTGGTGAAACCAGTTTCCTATACCATTAGGAGTAGACAGTGCCATACATTGTCCACCCGTTGCTAAGGTTTGTTGAGCAGCGGTGAAGGTTTCATCTACATTCTCTATAAAGGCTGCTTCATCCATAAGGAGTAACGATACTGCTTCTGATCTTGCAGCATCAGGTGAAGATGATTTAGCTTGTACTTTAGATCCGTTTTTAAGTCTTAGTGATAATTTGTTTTTTTCTACTGCTGGTAGTTTTAGCCATTTAGGTAACTCATCATACATGAAGGTTACTTTAGTTACTAGGTTACGAGCTGTTGCTTGTGTTGTTGCTAATGCTAAAACGTTTTTATCTTTATGAAATAACATTAACCATAAACTATAAGCAGATGCTAAAGTAGATATACCTAGCTGTCTAGATTTAAGGGTAATTAAATATTGGTTATCTCTAAATAAATGTAATACTTTTTCTTGAAATGGATATAAAGCAAATAATATACGGCCTCTAGTAGGGTGCTGTATGTGGCAATACTTCTTCATAAAGTACGCCGGATCTTTTGCACACTTGATAAATTCTTGTGCTACAATTTTTTTTATGTCTTGTGCCATAACTTATTATATACCAAATATCTTACTATAGTTGAGTCCAATTTTACTCTGCTGTATAGAGGTATTATCTAAAACATTTTGGTGATCGTCTAATTTAGCTCTATCTATTTGAAAAAATGCCATTGTACCTTCTTTTTTCACATTAACTAAGTAATTACCGAATCCAGGTTTAATGTTTAGTTTTTTAGAAAGAAGCTTGGTTACCATAATACCTGCAGCGGCTAATGGGTCTGATGTATTACCAACATATGACTTAACCTGTTCTACGTTATTATATATGGACTTAAAAATAGGAAATGACCCTGCTAAGTTTTGCAACTCAGACATACCGGCAAACTTTACAAAGCTTTCAAATACTTGTGGAAGTTCTTTACCTAAGAAGTTAGTTGGGTTTAGTATTTTACCTTCTAAATCTTCAGTTGTAAGTACTTTAGTTAAGGCATTTAAACCAAATAAGATAGTAAGTAAAGAAACCTCTTCTTTGAATTCACTAAATCTCCCTAAACCTATTTTAGCTGTGTTACTGCTTTCTGCTTTTACTTCAACACCTATACCGTCAAAAAATAAATCAGCTCCTCCGCCTTCTCTTCCTTCGGTTACAGTAATGTTACTTTTTGAATAGTTATATAACCAGTAAAGAGATAATTCTCCTCCACCTACTCCTTTAGAGGCAGTGCCGGTGCCTTTTGCAGATGGTGCTGAATCCCATAATGCTTGAAATATTTTTCTATCATTTGTATCTACACGTTCATAAAAAGAAGATCCGTTTTTTCCGTTAAACTTATAAGTGTGGTCGGATAGTGGTATACCTCCTCCTTCACTTAGTAGACCTTCTTTTGCAAGCGCTTTGGTGATTACTTCATCATAAGAATCAGAACCTTCATATATTACTTCTTCTTGGGATAGGTCTAACTCTATAAGAAGTTTATCAAATATTTGCTTATCTTCTGGGTTTGTTATGTCAGGAGTACCTGATTTTGTTCTCCATGCCCATTCGGTATATAACTTATCTATTGATTTCATATTATCCTTCTTCTCCGTCTTCGAAGTCTATTGGTTCATCAGTTAAGTCTTCTCCTCCAGCTTCTTCTCCACCTTCAGCTCCACCTTCTTCACCGCCAAGATCTTCTCCACCTTCAGCTCCTCCTTCTTCTCCGGGGAATTCTCCTCCTCCACCTCCGCCGCCACCGGCGTCAGCGTCAAATTCTCCACCTTCTTCTCCTGCTCCTTTCATAGGAGACTCTCTATATAGAAGTGCTAACTTATCTAATGCTTGTTGATAATCACTAATGCTAGATAGTACATATCGTTTACCCATTATTTGAGCTTCAAAAGTCTTACCTGTCCATTTCAAGATATAGTCTTGACCATTTTTAAGATTAACTCTAAAAGATGTAGGTCTAGGAGAAATCCAATCTATAGTATCTACAAATTGTTTAAATTCTTCAGTCTGGAGTTTTATTATTGCTTGTGCTAGAGTAGGAAATTTAGCTAATATAGTATCTGTAGCATCTTCTAATACTGTCTCTTTTGGAGCATCTGTATTAGGTTCTTCCTCTGGTGTTGGTTCTTCCTCTTCTTCTGTAAGATCGTCTAATAGTGATTCTTGTAAATTTCTATCGTCGTAATTTACATTCTTAGTTCCTCTAAGTTTAAGAAGTACTTGATCTATTTTATTTAATACTGTTCCGTATTTGTCTGCTATTGGTCCTCCTTCTGGTTCAGCTTCCTGCTCCATGTCTCTTAATACTTGAGCTCTCTTTTTTTGGAGGTCTTTTATTTTAGCAGTTCTTTCTATATTATTTTCTCTACCAACAGCAAACTTAGTATCTGTATGTTTAGCTCTTGCTTTATTAGTTCTAGCTGCTCTCAATTTCATAGCCATGTCGCTATTATCGATTTCATCTACACTATCTTCTGAGGTTTTAGCTATTGCTTTACCGGATGCAATCATACTATGAAGCCAATCTTTAGGTTGGTACCCTATATTTCTTTCACCTTGTTGATTAATACGGTAGGTATCACCTTGAACACCTAATATGTACCAGATAACACTATTAACTTTAAATGTTACACTGTCTCCTTTTTTGAGTTCAACCTCGCTTACTCCTGTTCCTTCTTCTATATCGTGACTAGCGCCTGTTAGGTTTATACCTTGGGCTTGTAGATCCATTGCTACATCGTATATAAACGCTGCTACATCTTCACCTGGTTCTCCATCGTCTGAAGATCTAAAATTAAAGTATATAATTACATTACCATCTCCATCATCATCGACAATGTCCATATTAACGTGAGTTGGATCTAATTCCTTATCCAATTTCCTCATAGCTATTTTATAATCAGGTTTAGCTACTTTAATATATGTAGTCTGATAAGGAGCTTCATTGAGCTCAGTTAAAATTTCAGCGTATGATTCTAATATAAGGTTATTTAGGTATGATTTTTTCATCTTATATTATTTTATAAGTCGTGTCCTAATCTGCCAAACTCAATATTTATACCTACTTCTTGAGTAAATTGTTCTAGAAATGTTCTTATGTCATTTCCAAAGTAATGACGTGCCATAAACTCTACAACTTCAATTACTTCAGCTTGTTCGTCTCCAGAGGATTCTAAAGCTCTTTGTTTTATTAGTTCTATAAAGTCATCTCCTCCAGCTACTCTTTCCTCTACTTTTTTAAGTGGTACTAACTTACCGTCAGCATTATACTTATGAGGTATGCCATTTTTCATTACATACTTCTTAGGCTTGATAGGAGCTTTTATAGCATCTTTTTGAGCTTGCTTTAAGTCTGGTCTTTCCTCTCTACCTCTAGAAATAGTTTTACTACGTCCTTGCCCAGTACCGAACCCAGTTGGTTGAGCTTCATCTACATCAGCCACTTCTTGATCTGCTCCTGATTTAGATACTTTGTTATGTACGCCTGCTTCGTAATCTTTCTTTTCTTGATTAAGTTTCTTTACCTTAGCAATAAACCCTTTTCTTTTAGGGTCATCTTGAGGTAACTTATTCATAGTCGGAGCTAATGTTTTTACCTTAGCTATATCAGCTTGTATATCTGATAATGATCTTCCTTCTACCATAGTATTTTCTTCTAAAGCTAGTTGGTCTAATGCTGGTTGTTTTTCTTCTGCTTCTAAGTAATGCTGTGCTGAAGATATAAACTCTCTAGCTTTTATTACCTTACCTTGCCACCAATGAGGGAAATCTACTTCTCCATCTGACTGATCGTATTTATGTAGTTGTTTGTATAGCTTAGCTGCATATACTGCAATATCGTACACATCATTTTTAAGCATTGAAGGTTCATCATCTTGATGACCAACATCTAAATCTCCTTCTGCTTCTGGTTCTTCCGGTACTTCATCTGCTACCGGTATCTCTTCTTCTTCCATTCCAGGTTTTCCATGCATTGGAGAGCCTGCATATTTGTTTGCTAACTCTTCTGGTGATAATTCATCATCGTCCCTGTCATCGTCCTCCATCATTCCTTTTGCTTTTCTAGCATCTTTTTCAATAGCATCTTTTTCTCTCTGCATTAGAGCGTGTATTTTTGCTATATTTTCTTGATCTTTAGGTGATAGTGTTTTCATTCTTTCGTGTTCTAGAGATTCTCCATCGCCAGGTTTCATCTCTGCAGTTAATTTTACGTTGACGCCTTTCTTAGCGAGTTTTTCAGCTTTTCTTTCGTCGTCTGTTGCTATACTGCCCTTCATATCCATTTCTGCTAATTGCTTTTGAAGAGATTCCCGTAAAAGAGTAAGCTTGGTGGTGGTTTCTTTTACGTTAATGTTATCTTTCTGTGTATGTGAGCCGTCTTTGATTTTCTCTAATGTAAGTTCACATTTAGATAGACGTTCTTTAAGTTCTCTATAGGTCATTTGCAAATATGTTTATATACGTATATATTATAAATAGTGGTTATTTCTTGGCTTCCTTCATATTAGCACACCAGTGGTACATTTTACCTTTTTCGCCGCCGTACTTTTTAGCTTTCGCTCTTAAAGAAGAAACTGATCCTTTGCAACTTGCTCCAGACTTTTTTACCCTACCGGGTCTTGATTTACCCTTAGTTTTACCGTCCTTAAAGTTTTCTAAAGCATGTGGAGTATTATTATGTCCACATTTATGACATATATATAGGTCGTGGCCGCCATCTACCTTATTCCAGCTCCATCCACAGTTATCACAAGTAACTTTAGTATCAGTTACACTCTCATCGTATAGTTTCCAATCTCTTTTTTCCCAATCTACAGGGGTCTTTCCTTGACTACTATAAAAGTCTTTAAAGACTTCTTTAACTAAATATACGAGTTCAGACTTTAACATCCTATTTTTTTATGTGTAATTGTATAACCTCTCTGATAATATTAACCATATCTCTTCTAGTCATACTTTCTTTTACTTTTTTATATCCTGAACCATAAGGTGCAGCTTTACCGTCTTGTGGATTGGCTGTTTCTTGCTTTCCATTACCGAAGTTCTTTGCTAACCAGTGTAGTGTTTTTTCCTCTGACCAGTTCCAGGTATCCATTATATAGTCAACTAGCTCTTGACCTTGGATAGCTCTTTCATTACCCTCTCCTTCTTTTAGTTTATTGCCTGCTGCTTCTGCATCTTTATGAGCATTAGAGTTACCGTGAGATGGTTTCTTTCCTGCTTTTTTCTTAGCGTTTATATTAGCCCATAGGCCTTCT